CTTTACGCTAGAATTCCAGCGAGCTTCGATAACGGGGCGCTTAAAGAAGAATTGGCTCCCTCTCGCAAAGAATCTCTTAGTATAATAAGAAGTGGTAGCGCCGCCGGTGTTATTCAACACGCTGCCGCTGTTCAATCCCGTGGAACTAGAAAATGCTGCTTCTTGGCTGGAGGTTAAGTGAACCCCAACGCCATAATTGCTGATAGTGCTCGCCATCCAATGTTCGACCAATGGAGTTATATTTATCTCTAAGTCTTCAAGGCCGGTGCTAAAAGTCTGGCTAAAATTAGGATCGCTGCCTCCCGTCAGGTAAGATCCTCCTGCTGCGCCGGCCGAGGCCGTCCATGCGGTGGTATTGGATGCGCTCATCCAGTTGGCGCCGGTGTTGCCTTTAGTAAGATCTGTATATCCTTCTAAATCTAGTCCGATGCCCTCTTGCCAATCCTGAGAAACTGGGAAGACTTTTAAAGTGTACTCGGCTGGAACTGTCTTTGAGGTTTTTGCGTTAAACAATCGCAGATAAAAACTGACTGATCCGCTAGCGGGAATTACACTATTGGTACGGTCGGCTGTAATACCCGCCACGGGAAACTTAATTAATAATCTAGAAAGCTCTTGGGAACTTGTGGTTTCTCTTCCATAAACTGAAAATACTTCCATCACGTCAGCCAAGCCCATGTTAGCGCCGGTTCCGCGAATTCTTAAGTTGGGTTGAAAAGCGTTAACGATGGTCGTATCGGCGCTAGCCGTATATCGCAGAAGTGCCATTACTTAACTTTCCCTTTAATATCGACTGCCGGAAACTTCACCTCAAAAATAGCATTTTTAGGAGCAATTACGTAGGTACCGTCTGGGGACGTATTTTGTGCTACATCAAAAACAGTGCTGGCATAACTTGCGCCGGTCTTATTGACGATCTTTACCCGAGTTACGTCTAAAAGACCAGTTACGTCCCGGAGAACATTATAGATATCCGTTACATACAAAGCCTCTCCGATATAAAAATGACTGGTATAAAGGGATCTTACAGCCGCTATTGCGGAGTCCAAGAGAATATACTTATCTACATCCGGGGCTGCTTTTATAACGAATTCCACCCCCAAATCAATGATATAAGGATCTAAAATATCAACGGTATCATTCATCATTCGATAATGATTAAGCCATGTTTTTAAATTATTTTTAATAGTAGAATTGGTTGTCGCAAGCTTATTTTGAGAATCAACAGACATCACATACATATTTAAATTTCTTTTAAGGGAGCTTGGATCTTTCTGAACACTGACGCGCTGGATTGAGCCGTATTTTGCTGGCATTCTATATGCTATATTTTCATAATCTGCCTGAGTAACGGCCCTGTTCTGAGTTGGAAAGGTATCGTAGATTCTCCTTTTAAGTTCTGTGGAGTCTACATTATCATTAACACCTGTGATTGGCTCTTCGTTGTTAACTTCTAAAGAATTAATAATTGTACTAACGGTTGTTGCGTTTAAAGAAGTGGCATCTTCAAATTCATATAAAATGTTAGCAGTTTGATTAACTGCGCCTGCACCGACATTTGCATTGATAGGATCGGCTCCTCTATAAGAAATATATAAAATGGTATTCGATGGTACGATTCCGAAATTCTCATTTTTGCTTAATCGGGTCGGATCAAAGGTGGTGTCACTAACATAATCCTTGCCGAAGATATCTAAAGCCACTGACTGAACATCGGCTACCACATTTGTTTCGCCCGTCTTGCCACTTCCAAATTGAAGGTATACTCCGCGGGCATCTCTCTCTACAACAAACTTTCGAGAAACCAAATAAGGCTTTAGGATTGACGGCACATTGTCGTTTTTATAGTTTTTATTCGTAATCTCTTTATAAACCATATCTTGAGCCAAATAATCTACTTCAAAGTACTCATTACCTTCCGAATCAACTACTGAGATTATTTCTGCAATGTTGGCACTGCGGAGTCTAACTTTCTTATACCTCTGATATGCGCCAATACGGACCGTTTCTTGATTGAAAAATCCGGAAACTACGGTCCCCTCGGCTTTGATGGCATAAAATGTGGGGGCGCCTTTTGCATCGGATTGGGCTATAATAGTAGTATAAGCAGGATCATTAAAATCTACGTTCGCCGTTAATAAAAAATTAATTCCGGTTTGAGATAAAAACCGAGTGCCAGCTTTAATAATGGGGATATAAGATTTATCTGGACCTAGACCTGTAGAAGATGCGGGCACCAACATATACAAAGAAACGGTTCCGTAACTCGTGGCCAGACCCGATGGCTTATAACCTAATATCCTTCCATGGCGGAGAACATTTGAAAACTGATAGGCTGTGTCTAAAAACGACTCATTTACATTATAGTCTAAGTAGAAAGATAGTTGATCTCCGACATATGCTACGGCATCCAACATCAAGGCCCCGAAAGAACCCTCACTAAAGTCTTGAAAGGAGTTTGGGTAGAATCTTTCTGCAATTTGCATCAGGTCGCCGCGGATAGTCTCAAAATCTCTATGTGTATAATCAATTGGTACTATCTTTTTTTGGTCATCTGCCATAGATTATTTTTCCTTTCTTAAATAGTAAGCGCTATAAAATCTGTAATATTTACGCCCTTAATCCTATATTTAATTGTTATATTAACTCGGTTTGCATTTGTTGACGAAGGAGCTACATTAATACCTTCAATTATAACATAAGGCATATAAATTGTGGTTTGAGAATTTATAGTCTCTATTAACTGGTTTTGCCAGTTAGGATGATCGTTCTCAAATAAAAATCTTTTTACACCAACGCCATAGTCGGGATTCATTACTCTTTCGCCCTTATCGGTTAACAAGAGCATCTTAAAGTTTTGTTGTATCACTCGGGCCATGGATTTATTCATAGTAAACCCATCTCCAACGTCTAATGTTAATGGAAGTCTCACACCAATGGATGACATATGCCTCTCCCTTTTATATAAATATCACTAACTCTCTATTTTTTATCACAGAAATTACCTTTTGAGTCCTGAACCCCTTTTCTGATTCTCCTTCTCTTCCACCAAGGCAACAATCTTACTCCTGGTGATGGGCGCATGCGGTTTCTCAAATCGGTAAACCAAATCCAAGAAGGATCATCTTCGGGATCCAAAGTAATATCAGTACTGAAGGTCCGTGAATGATAATAATTTTTAAACATTTTCTTAAGTCTGTGGGTTGAATTACTCAAAAGCTCACGATCCCAATCGTCCCAGTCAAGCACAAACGCACCCCCTTTTCGACGCTTACACACATCTGCCCAGCCAATAGCGCCTTCGTTGACGGTGGGGTTGCCATCACTATCTATCTCTATCCACAAGCCCGGCTTGGTGCTCGGATCCGAATTTTTAAGAGCCTCATCAGGACCAACAGTAATCTCGCCAATAGAGGCTAAAAATCCCATATCATTATAGACTGCCCAAAGTGCATTAATTTTATTTAAGGGGAAAATATATTTATATATTAATTTAAATGTATGATCTTCTTTCAAAAGATTGAGCAAACATAAGAGCGTTTTGCTGTTTCCTTCAAAGGGCGCAATTTTAGAAATGGGCAAGTCCAATGCATCAATTTCTACAGTTGTAAGAGGCATTTTCTCGCCATCGACCACTAACGAAAACTGCAACCCATATCGCACTCCAAGCTTTCCTTTGAGACCCACAACTCTGCCGCCCGCATCGACCACATGCTCAAGAGTGCCAGGATATACTTCTGAAATATTTAACGAATTATCATGCTGTTTAATTTTATTAATGGCATCACTGGAGCTATATTTAACATCATCAATGCTAATGTATTTTTCAATGGCGAAAGGCTTGTCGGGGTCTTGAGCTACCTGGAATTTGTAATCTTCAACGTTTCCAATGGGGACAATAATCTTATTTCCCATGGGATTTAAAACATCATGGGGGGCAAAAACATGTTCTTCGCCGGCCATATATTGAGGATCGCCATCATCATCTTCAACAATGTGATAATAACCCACATACTCATCGCCAGCTTCAAAACCACTATCTTCATCATGCTTTTCTAACACATACAATTCTCCGCCCGGAGTATAAATGTTGCTTCCTTCGGTAGGGAGTTCTTGGACTTCCTCTTTTATTTCCTTCTCCAAGTCTAAACCATCAGCGCCCTGGGTTAGATTTTGAAGAAAATAATACCCTATATCATTAATAGAGGGCGCCATTTCCATCTTTTTCATAGCTGTCTCAAATTTTGTAGCTATAATATCTAATTGTTCGGTTACTAACTCTTGGAGAATAATTTTGGCTTCATCTTCAGTGTTCATGACTGCTTCAAGATTTTTCTTATATCGATACTCTTCCAGGGCAGACATTCCATCAAAAGGAACCTGCACATTTCTAAAGTCGCCGAGTTCTCTGGCGGCCTCCATATCTTTTTTCGACGGATTATCATAATTCTCTATCATATTATTGATTGTCGTCAAAGCCCTGTTTACATTTGAAGGGGGCGCTGTGCCCGTGCGCTCTATATTGCGCGAATAGCTTTGAACTGCTTGTTCTAAGAACACATACCAAAACTCGTCATCTTTAAAAGTATTGAAAAACTCTGAGGCGGGGGCTTGTGCGTCTCGAAAACGTTCTTCCATCCGTGAAATAATATATTGAGCATAGATGGTGCTAAAATTTTCTTTAAAATCAGGCTTGATCGTGCTAAAAGTAGCTATCGATTTAATAAAATGAACGCTTGCGTAGATACGCACTGCCGCGGCTAACAAGCCTTCAAGACCTGCTGCGGCACTTCTTTCTAAGATACGATGATAGGGAGGCTCAAACTGGCAATCCGGATCGCCCTTTAATCGCTCATCAACGGGCATTGTAGGATAAGCATCATCAATAATTTTCGATAACTCTCCAAAGTCAATCAAATCGACGCTCTCCGCGCCACTGCCGCAAACCGAATATTCTGGAAATAAGATATCGAATAAACCGAGCCAGCCTGAATTGATATTAGGTGCAATATAAATGGGAGGATTCATAAACGAGCCGCCATAAGTATTAGGATCTAAATAAAATACTCGATTGGGGCCGCTCTGAATGCCTTGCTCTACTTCATATTGCATTTGACTAATACCCAATATTTGATCGCTTCTCTTAATCTTGCGCTCGCCGCCATCTTCATCTTCTACTTTGGCTTTTCTATAGCGAGTGCCTCCATCTGAAAGGGTCTGGCCTGCATTAACAACATATTGCACATCATCTTCTGTGACTCCTTCAAAACTGGCGCCATACCTAAAGGGGATATCGTTGTCCGAAATCAGTGTTTTAATTTGGGACATCAATGAAGACATGTAGAGGTCATGGGAAACTTTGATGTCATCTTTGTTAATCACTGCTCCATTATTTGTGGCAATCTCGTGTAACAAGACCACTTGAGGCAAATAGGCTTGTTTGTTCTTAAAGGTACCTATGAAATTGGGATAGTTATCCAGATTTATATTACCTATTTGTTCAAAGGTGTTATCAACTGCTAGGAAGTCATAAAGCTTTTCGGGACTTGAATCGATCCCTGTCGACGCACCTCTTACTTTTCGGAAACGACACTTGTAGTCCGCATCGTCATTTATAAATTCCGAAATAGTTATTCTTGCGTTGTCATCAGGCCTGTTTGCTATTACTCCTGTTAGTTCCCACGGAGGGGATGAAAATCCCATCGCGTCTACCGGGGCTCCAGTAAACTTGCTTGGGCGACTCGTCGGAGCGAACTCAGACAAATACATATCTATATCAAATCCCCAGCCCCAATTAGTTTCCCCTCTAGATGCTAAACCCTGGTTATTGTCTCTAAAGTCTAGCTTCACATCTGCCGCGGCTTTCCGATCTTTCTCCAAAAGAAAGATCTGCTCTTCTTCAAAATCGACCTGTACTTCAACGTTGTAATATTGAGGCCCAGTATAAGAGAGACGATCTATGGGCTTGTTAAAATCACTTATGGCACCCTGTTCTATTTCAATATAGTTGGCGCCGGCTAGTTGGTTGTTTGATATAAAAGCGGGCTCTACTCGTCCTAATTCAAATTGTAACCAGCCGGCGACGTCGATAGGATAAGCTCCATATTGATCGTCCATCTCATCATAATCGTTCCAAAATCTGTCCCCTTGCGAGGGAGCATCGCCACTGTTGGCCGATTGGACATACATATCAACATAAGTTTGAGCGCCGCGGTCTCGCGCTACTTGACGATGATGACTGGTCAACGGCTTTCCATAGGTGTCAGAAAGGATCATGTTCATAAAACCCCACTTGCTTTGATTCAGTCCACCAAACAAGCCTCCATTTCCCATCATATCAGTCATAAAGTTCATCTGCAACAATTCTAAATTGCTGTTGATACTTTTAGTAACGGTTCTTACAGCATCTGGGGTTTCAAATGGAAAGA